AGTAATAGATTTATTCTGTAGGTAAACATCGAGCTTGTCAGCTATTGCGTGATAGCGGGAAGGTCCCGAACCAGCAGCGACAAATATATCTATGATACACACACCCGCAACAGAGATTCTATTAATACCATGTTTAGATGGAATAATAGTCACTCTAATGAATTCTTCCCCAAGACCGGATGAACTGATATCCTGGGGAATTGTGCTAATCGCTTCAGCTTTCCAAGTGTTGCTGTTGAAGATAGAAAAGACACGATTTTGTAAATCAGTATATTTACCCATCTTCAAGCCTCTCGAACAATTTCAAACATCCAAATACGTCCTGCTTCTTTAAGAATTTTCCCTAGTTTCCAATCGAAACTCTCGAAGTTGAATTTATCATACAACATCAAATCAGGAATATCCTTAGAACGAGCAAGTATCGTCTTTGTGATCGTTTTACGATCTTTGGATGGTCTGGTCTCATCAATAGCTACAACCTTGAATGTTGCCGGAGCAGCAGTAGTCTTGTTCAGTGTTCCTGAACCAAAATCAAAGCTAGCGCCAGTAACCTTAGTGAAAGTCATCGGCTTGGCCATATCCTTTAACATCTTAAAGGCTGTAACCAATTGGCTGTCAATCAAGGATGAGTAACTCATTAATTAGCCCTCCACCATGAATTAGCACCACGATTAACCAACATAGGATTAATCTGGCGTTTCACAGTTTGGGGAATCTTATCTGGGCTACTGACCCTTGTTAGCTTGACAGGGCCAACTTCCAAGTCTTGCACTCGGCCAGTATTATCAAGGAGACCATCATTATTCAAAAGGTGGTAGGCCAACTCAAAGGTTGCTACTTCAATACGTTTCGGATTAGGATTCATACTTGTATGAACACCAAGACGAGGATCAAAGTAGCAGCCATTTCTCGGAAAAGCGAGTGACTGGTCTACACTTACAGCAACTCCTGACCATTCCAGATCATTGAGCATGTGCGTAGCCGTAATAAGAGCTTTCTCCTTTTGAGTGGAGTCACTTTCATCAGACCACGCAGCTGCATCAAGACGATCATTGAAATAGACATCAGCCTCTGCGACGTCAACGTAGGAATTGACTCCTTTATTGAGCGCCATAAGTGTTACCTTTAATTAGCTATGGAAGATCGGAAGGATGCCAAGCGACAGAGCCGAAGAGAACTTACGTTGGAATACGCCCTTCGACGCATCCGTGGACGTTGCCGTCGTAAGAACCTTCTGAGTGCCAGCTTCCATAACCGACGAGTAATCAGCGTCGCTCGGGAAAGCTTCCTCAACACCAGCCCAGGTGTAACCTGCCGGGTGAAGGACATAACCCCAACGATACCAAATGTCAGTCGTACCACCGCCCTTGTAAGCAGCACCACGACGAGTGATTTCAACGCTATCGGGAACTTCAACGTTCGCCATAGCAAGAGCACCCGGATGGATAAGGAACGAACACTTCGTACCAACAATGTCAACACCACCACCGGTATTGATCTTCGTCAGCTCAGCACTCGACAGTGCCTGGTTAGCACGCGTCTGAATAAGACGGAACTTGCCCTGGAAGATAGTCGAGAACTCGATGTTGCCTTCCGTAATACGGTCTTCATCAACGAGGTTAGCCGAACGCAGCGAAGCCATCAGCGAAGGCGACGTCACGAGATACATATAGTCAGGCTCATAATCCTTGTACGCCATACCAATGGCATTAAGGAAAGCCTCAGCGCGCGAAGCACCCTGCTGTGCAGTCGTAGCTGCAATAATAGGATTGCTCGCACCCAGATCGACATAGAAGCAATAACGCTTGTCAGTCGGGTCATTGCTAAAGGTCTGACCACCAAGGCCCGCAGCGCCACTGGCAGCGCCAGCACCGTTAAGAGCTTCCGAGATAGCGACACCCTTGAGGACAGCCATAATAGCATTATGCTCGTCCTGAGCCTGAGTCTCACCGAAGTCACGACCAACCTTAGCAAGGCCATCGTCCTGCGTAACAATCTTCTGCATATTGACCTTCTGAGCACCATGGGTGCGGACGGTCTTAATATACTGCAGGTAGTCCGAGCCGTAAGTCGTCGGCGTACCATCGGTCGCATCAGTAAGCGAGGCAACGTTAATGGTCGGGTTAAGCGGCTTGAACCAACGAATCTGACCAACGAACGTCTCG